TTTAGTTGCCATATTTTTATCTTAGTCTTTCTAAAAATGATTCCATTTCAACTCTTTCTGGAGAAGGTTGTACGTTTATTTGAACCAATCTTATTCTTGGTTCAAAGTTCTTTAATAATAAATGAATCTGTTTTGAAATTGCATGAGTCATTTGTGGAGTGATATTTTCAAATAACATCGCCCTTAAATTAGAACCAATCTCAGGATGAAATGGTCTCTCATAGTGATTAGTATTAATCAAATTTCTAACACTTCTTTTAACCGCTTCAACGTCTGTAAGAGTTTGAATATCTTTTGTTGCAACGTTTGCTTGAAAATCTAAATCTAAATCACGATAGATTTTAGCACTTCTTTTACTTTCGTTAGTTGTTGTTGCGTCATATCTTGACATTTAGCAATCTCTCCTATGCTATATTTATACCGTTATCCGCCAGCAAATACATTACTTGACCCAGCAGCTACAGATGTACAACCACTTATTGCATCACCTATTCTTCCACAACCTCTACCATTTACTCTAACAGTAAATGAACCTAAAGCAATAGGTGCTAAATGGGGTGGACAAGGGTCGCCAGGTAATAGGTGAATAGTGTTTACATCTCCTTGTCTACTAATAGGTCGACCATTACAAAAGACATTTCCTGAACCTTGTGCCCTAACCATTCCTGAACAATGAGGTATATCAGCATCTCCGATTCTTGTTACTGCTGGCATTTTATACTCCTAAACATGTGTTATAACTCCATCATAATAAGAAGCCACCGCAGCTCTGATTGTTTCGTATTCATTTCTAATTACATGTGTCACAGTAAAAGTTTGTGTTCCATTTACAGTAACAGTATACGACTTTGTAACAGAATCACGTTGGTCTTGAGTTAAGTCAAAAAACAATTTGTTACTAGGAAGATTTTTAAGTCCAGTTGCAACTGTAGGGGTACTTCCTAAATCACTACTTCCTTGTTCGACAAATGTAAACAAGTCAGTAAAAGAATCCTCATAAGTTCCTACAAGTGTGCATGATGTAGTTCCTGGTGTCATAGTAATTCCTTCATGTGTTGTTGATGTTACAGAAGTAATAGTTTCAGGTGTAGGCAAAGTATCACTACTAGCAGTAATAGTTGCATTAATTGTTCCAACTCTTGTAGTTTCTGTTACTACTGTTTCTGTGCCAGGATCCACTTCTATACTAATGGTCATCTTTCGTTAGTCTCTCTTTTCATTAACTCTTGTAACTTATCGTTGTAACTATGCATTTCTTTATGTTCTTTCTCTGTATGAGGTGTTGGAGGAGGAACAGGTTCAAATCTTATAAGATTTTCGAAACTTTGAGGTATATCATCATAATCGCTAAATTGTAAGATATGTCCTTTATCTCTAATCGCAAAAATACCCTTCATGCCTTTTTCTTCTTTTTCTTAGGTGCTTTACCGCCTACCCATGCTTCGTTGTAGTCTTTTGTAGATTTATCGTCTGCTTTATATTTGCCTTTAACTCTAGCACGTTTAGCCTTTTTCTTTGTTGGTTTATCATGCGTCTTTGCAATTATGCCAAAGTGATATATGTCCATACCACTATCTTTTTTTAGACTTTCCCATAAATTCTTAAACCATTTATTGATTTTATTCATAATTTTACTTTACCTTCGTTGATTAATCGTTCTCTGTTTTCTAAATGTAATTTTTCAATCACTTTCTTGTTACCGCCTGAGTATTTAACAGCATGTCCTTCTTCTATCAATGTAGAAGTTAGTAAATCGCCGTGTGAATTTCTTAAATCACCAAGAATACGACCAAACTTACCTTTGGCATCATACTTTTGTGTAACTAAAACGATATCATCCGTTTCTACGAATTTTTTAACTCTTTCTTTTGCAGCTAAACCGAAAATCTTCTCAACTTTGTCTCTTGTTCTTGATTCTGGAGTATCAATGCCCATCACTCTTACTCTTTCATCATTGAGCCATACGTTAAAACCCAAATCTATGTCAATATCAACAGTATCGCCGTCAACAACTTTTCTAATCTTGCATTTATACTCGTACATTCATTTTTCCTTTGTTTTTACATGAACTATTTATAAGGGCTTTACAAAATCTTTACGATAATGTATAATAGCAATGAAAAACACAAAAATACCAAAAAAATAGGAATAATACTTGACAAGGGGGTATTTTTACTGTATAATATACGATTATTAACTCAGAGGACCAAAAAATATGATGATTGACGAACTAGAAGTTATAAAAGCGTGTAATGACGCACTGGACCAGATTGCTGACGGTGATTTTGATAGTGCAGTTATGACAATTTCTACTTTAAGAGCAGATAATCAGAAAAAAATTGATGAATTTGCGGCTTGGGCAGACGAAGAGAGTAAAAATTCTGTAAATCTCGAATATCCAGAACAATTAGAGATAGATTATCCGGTAGGAACGACTGATACTGACGGTCAAATGAATTTATTTTCCAATTAATTTGTAAATTATTGATTTTATAGAGATTTTTAGATGGAATAATACTTGACAAGTGTTTCAATATATCATATAATGTACTTATATTAACGAAACAAGAGGTAAATTATGAGTTGTGACGCAAATACTAGAGTTTTAGAACATTATTTCGAAGAAGGTCTTGAAATGGGTATGACTGAAGAAGAAGCTCAAGAATATGCCTATGAAAAGTTTGATGGAGGTCAGTAATACAATGGACCATCATCAAGAATTATACGAATTGAATCAACAGAATGAAGAAGCTGAGTATCACCAGTGGGAACTAGAACAACAAGAACAAGAAGAGAACAAAAAAGAACAAAAAAAGAACGAAGAGTTAAACAAACTAGTTCTACCGGATTACGCATGTCTCAGATAGTAAAAAAATGGAAAAAAGTCCATTTTTTTCTTGACAAGTGCTTGTATACTTAGTATACTATATGTATGTTAAACAAAAGAAACAATAAAAAAATGAAAGGTTATATTATGTCACAACAAACAATTAATTATGTAGGTATTTCTAAAGATTATGAAGAGTCTAAAACAAAAAGTTTTGGTTTCTACTTCACTACTGAAGAGAATAACGATATAGTTTATACTAATACGTTCTCATTAAAGTACTTAGTTAATGATTTGAAAACAAGATTTTCATTACCCAATTCATACATGGCAAGTTCTTCAATGGACTTTGCAACTGAAGAAGGTTTCTACCATAACGGTGCTGCTTCAATGGTTCTTTCTCTTGCGAGTAGAATTGCAGATAGTGGTAAGTCAATATCTGAGTACACAAAGAATGTGTTAAACGATAAAACAGATATAAGACAAATTGAGTTTGCTGATTTGAAAAAAGAAGAAGCAGAAGATTGGTACACAGACGGAAAGGTTGCGTTTAATTAATATGACAAATCTATTATCAATAATCGGTATCATGTGTATGATGTTTGCTGTAGGGGCGATTGACGGTCCCACACCAGAGACATCTGGTAATGACTTCTTTCTATCTTTTATACTTGCAAGTATTGGAATCTTAACACTATTAATTGTTGCAATTAAGTCACAAGAAGATGAGGAATAATAGGAATAATACTTGACAAGTGCTTGGGAAATTAGTATAATATGTGTATAACAAAAAAAAGAAAGGCTATATTATGATTACAACAAACGATATAAAAAACGCAAAACAAAAGTGTTACTCAATCTATCAAGATTTACAGGCTACTATGGCTGGGGCATCTATGTGTGATGTAGATACGCTTGAAACTCAGTTTACTGAGATTTGTGCTGAGTTTGGATTAAACTTCGAAGACACATATGATTGGTGTGAAAATCAACATTCTTCAAGTTGTGGACTTTAGTCCAAATAGATGGAATAATGCTTGACATGCTTTACAAAGTTCGATATAATTACTATATAAACAATTGAAAAAGGACTACATTTATTATGAAAACACTAGTTACTAAAAAATCTACTTCTCTTTTATCTGGTATCAAGAATATGATGGCCGGCGCTAAAGAGAACTACGATTTCTGGACTGCACCTAGAGACGGCACACCTAAATCTTCTTATTGTCTTGAACACCTTGCTGATTGGGACTCAAAAACACAAGTTAAAATGGGTCGCAAATACTTTAAAGTTATACAAGATAGAAGCGTGTTTGCTTTTATTGTTAAAGAAGATGACGGCAAATTTAAAAAAGGTGATATATTGAAAGCCTCTGGTTACAATGCACCTGCTTTAAATCAACCAAGAGGAAATGTGCTTGACGGTAATTACTATATCGCATGGACTGGTCCTCTTTACTTAAACTAAACAGAAGGAAAACTATATTATGAAAAACGTAAAATCTGAAATACAAAAAATGAACCTTGCTCAACTTAACGAACTTTCTGCTTTCATTAATGATTGCAAGGTATTAAATGCAAAAGCAACTTTAAAGGTTGGTCAAAAGGTCAATGTTGTTCAAAAGACTAAAAAGACTCCTGGTATAATTACTAAAATTAATCAGAGTAAATGTCTTGTTGATATGCTTGGCAGAATTTATAGAGTGCCAATGTCAATGTTGGAGGCTGCATGATAGAAATAATGAAAGATGTTTTAGCTGATAACCTCGTTGAGGTTATCTCTGAGATGAGTCAAGAACAAAGAGATAAATTTGTAAAAGCTTTTGTCTCTAAATGGCCTGACCTTGCAGGTCAAATTTCTTTCAGTATTGATGCTAACTTACAAGATGTTGAGGTTAAAGACCCTGCATTAAAATTAGACCCTAATAAAAAGGCCTATATTGTTAGACAATCAGAGAGAGTATATACAAGTATTGGCATTGACAGGAGGTAATGAGTGTTAATTAAAATAGACGATAAAGTAAATGTAAACCAGTGTGAATATGGAAGAGAAGGTAAGATAACTGACATATCAATCGCAACAAAGACAGGTGACCCTGCTGGCGAACTTGGTGTACAGATACAAGAATACGATACTGAACTTGATTATGCAGGTTCAATCGGATATGTAACAGAGAACGGTGACCACTATTGGGCATACTTCTCGCAAATTGTAAAGGATATATAATATAATGGTTCATGATGAAGAAAGACTTATTACGGCAGTAATAACTCAAGCAATTGAAGATACTTTGTACACGGGAAAGAGACCCAGGCATTTAAAACACAAGGACGATGCAATCGACTGGATTCTTAATGAAGAAAGTGAAGACCATTGGTCGTTTCTAAACTATTGTGGTATGCTTGCTTTAGACCCAACTAAAATACAAAAGAAGGTTAGAGGATTTACTGACCCTAAATTATCTGACTCTCAAAAATTAATGATAAAACAAAATATGGTGAAAGGAAGACAAGATGACAATGAACAAAATCAAGTACAAGTTTAATGAAAATGTAATTGTAAATGATGTTATGGATTATATTAATAATACATATCAATCACATTATGCTCAAACTAAAAACTATCAGGCAACTGAAATTATTATTGACCAAGGTCATGGTACAGGTTTCTGTATGGGCAATATCTTAAAGTACGCTCAAAGATATGGCAAGAAACAAGGTCATAATAAAGATGACTTGATGAAAGTTATACATTATGCAGTTATACAATTGTCGCAAGACCACTATAATAAATCTTTAGATAATATATACGAAGACTTTGGTATGACTAGTGATACACCACCTGAAAAATCTACCAAGTTTAAAAGTGTGATACTGGACGATTTATTGAATAAACAGGAAAATATAATTTACACATTTAATTATAATAAAACATGATTACTATAAAAGATTACATACGTGGATTTGTTTTAGGCATCTTACTTTTAGTTTTATATGTGACAGCGTGGTTTGCCAATAATCCTTGGTTACTTGGATTTTAATTGCTGTTAAAAATATTCAAGAAATTAACAACAAACTGGCGTAAGAGATTAGCTACGCTTTTAGGTTTGCTTATAGTACTACCTGTATCACCTACTATTTTTATTATAACTGTCTGGTGGAATACTTACGGAGTGTAGGTCAGTTCGGTAGACCGCTACGTTTGGGACGTAGATGTCGCAAGTTCGAATCTCTCCACCCCGACCAATACCTCAACTAGCTTAGGTAGGTTTCTTCAAGGACGCACATGAGTACTTATAAGAACCAAGATTTAGAGATACAATAACAGGAAGAGCGGTAACGATGGCGGGTTACGATGGACTGTAAATCCATTTCCTCTGGACTAGTAGGTTCGAATCCTACCTCTTCCACCAATTAATTAAAGGAGAAAAGTATGAACAATTTAGATACAATTTTAAGAGTTGCAGTAGCCATTATTGTAGCAGTCATAGTAGTTGGTTTTATAACAGGAGTTTAATATGGCAAGAATACACCCAGGAAAACGTAAAGCAAATCCAAATCTTACTTGTAATGAGAAACCTCGTATCAAAGGTTGGTCTAAAGCGAAACTAGAAGATGCGATTGAAAAGACAGGAAAGAATAAAGTGAAAGCAAGATATATTAAAGAAATTGAGAGAAGATTCTCCTAGAAGAGGAAAAACGAATCTCATAACCGCCCGCTAAACGGTCTTTAGAATCGTCTTGATATCATAGTACCCCTATAAAAACGGGAAAAAAGAATTAGTTATTGACGGGTGCGTTTGCACGCCATTGATAACATGACCAGTATCTTGCTGTTGTCTTATCTTTCGCTGTATCACAATTATGTCTTGCACGGAATGATTTTCTACGAGCAGGGTCATCTCGTTTGATGGATAGTCCTGTCGTATCACCGAAAGAAACTTTGATGATGTTACCTTTCTTGTTCTTTACATAGACATAGAACTTCTTACTACCACCTCGTATCGGGTCATTCAGTTTTACCTTCTTACCTTGATACTCTGCTTCGGTAATCTCTAGGTCCTTATAAGTCTTCTCGCAGAGACAATCGATATTATCTACTTGTTTAAATGTTTTCATATAACTATTTATACTCTTCCTGGTTCACGAGGATTTTTTTAAGATTTTTTCCATGGGAGAAGGCCAGTTCTCTGGCCTCCGTTCCGACCCACATGGTAAACCTTAACGTAATATCGAACCAATGGTTTTCGATATTCTGTTTCGCTCAGAGGAGACTCGACTGTACGAAGACTTGTCCTTCGCAATACTCAATGCCATCGCTTGAATATTCTGTATCTGGTTGTCTATCTCTAATTGTGTCGCTTTGGGGGATTCGTATTTCATTTTGTGTAAGCGTTGTGCTTCGTCATGCATCACCGAAATACGTTTTACAAAATCACTTATCTTATGTAGCATAATGTATATTCACCTATGATAGTTATTAAATAAATCGAGCTGTTGACCATAGTGTGGTCTCGATTGCTCTTCTTTCTTCGACTGCCTCTCTTCTCGTAGAGACATTGCCTGTAATCTATCCTTTATCTTTTGTTTATAATTCTTGAGGTCTGTAATTGTATCTGCTGTCTCGTTCATCTTTCGTTCTAGATTCTCAATCTGCACATCTAGATGTCTATGTTGAGCCATGATTCTGGCTGTTACTTTGGCGTTAATAGCACTTGCCATATACTTCTCCTTTCAAATATATCCAAAAAAAAATTGAAGTAATTCCTAAACGAATACTACCAGTTTACGAAGTACTCAATATTATTTAGTAGAAAAAGAAATAGTATATGAGACTAGATATAATTGTTATATCAGCAAGAATAGACCAGACTATGTATAATCTAAACATCCATTTGCTGATAGTTAATACTAGAGGGTTCTTCATTTGATTCCTCTCTGTATGTTGCTACCATTGTGATACTCCTTTATAGTTGTTATCTAAACCGAAACAGATCCCTTATGTACGCAAACGGGTCTTAGCCGACAATCGACCCCCCTCTTAGTTGAGGTTGATTACGTTACCGTTGATGTCTTGTTCGGCTGCGTTCATCTGATGTGTGTTCGTTGCACTCTCTGTCTTACTATTACTTGTCTCTGTGATAGTGCCACCGACCTTGATGTTTAACGCTTGTGCTACATCTATGTTCATGTTCTTACCTGCCTTGAGGTTTACATCACCTAGTTGGCTGATAAGATTGATGTCGCCATCTTGTACTTC